TCCGAGCTGCTGGGGTCGAGCGTCAAATCACCCGTACCGCTGTTGCGAACATTGACGAACCAATCGCTTCCCAAGACCGGAGCGCCATCAAACGACAGCGTGCCAGCACCACCCGTCCACACCAAAACCTTGGCGCGATCACTCGTACCGGTGGTGTAGTTGGTGCTGAAGCTTGTAACCGGCATCGACTGGTTGAGGGTCGTTGCAATCGCCTTGATACCAAGGCCAGCCAAAGAAGCGGCATCGGTTGCAGAAGCCGAAGCCCCGTACTGGAACGAACGCCACGTACCCGAAACCGTACTGTTATTCGTCAGGTAAATTTGAAACGTCGTGCCCGACTGCGGTGCGCAGATGACGGTGCCGGTAGCGGTCTTAACCGTGAACGTATTCGCGCCGACGTTGTTAAAGAGAACCGTTTCACCCGTACCGGCTTCGGTCGCATCCGGCATCGTGATGACGAGACTAGAAGTCGTCGCATTAACGTCCATGATCTTCGCAACGACATCAGTGCTCGGAGCAGACTCAAGCGGCCAGTCCAGAACCTGATCAATCGTTAGCGATACGTAGCGGTACGAGACATCGCTCGGGTAGATGTTCGTTCCACCGAAGGTGTTTGTATAAGTAGTCACTTATGCCTCCCGGCGATTCGTGGACCGATCAACGATCTTCTGGAGGTCTTCGCCATTGAGCGCAGCCAGCGACCGGTCGTAGTAGGTCTGCCACAATTGAACGCGCTGATCGTCCTTCACAAACGGCGTGGCTTCTACCAGCGACCCGTACAGCAACAGGTTCGGCGCGTACTCGGTCAGCCAGTTGGTCTGGTTCGTGTCGTCCAACAGCGGCGGCAGTTCGTAGTACAGGATCTCCATCGGGTAATCCGCAGCCGGGGTCGGCACGAAGATCCAGTGCTTGTAATCGTAATCGGCGTAAAACAGCGGCTGACCGGTCGTTGTCTCATTCGGCCAGTAGCTACGGACGTATTCGTAGGATCGCGGGAAAACCGGCGTGTGGACGTTGTTGTTCGTCCCGGTGCCAAAGTTGATGCTGATAGTGTCGCGCCAGCGATCCGGCTTGGCATAGACCGCTACCCCAGATTGCATGGTCGTATTGACCACCGTCTGGAAACCCTGAATCTTCAGTTCACGCGCAATCCGCCGCTCGGCTAGGGTGATCAGCCGGGGGATCTGCTCATAGACAATAGGGTCCGTCGCACCACCTCTTTCAAGGTAGTTCCGAATGTCCACTTGCAAACTGGTAAATGTCATCGACGCAGGCATACACCTCTCCTTAGTCCCGCGTCTTACCAGTCAGGCAAGACTATTTGGGCACGATTATACCCTAATTAAGACAAATATAGCCTCTGCTCATCCTGACGGCGCTTGACAAGACCGGGAAGTACCCGACCCCCTGCCTTGGTCCATTTCAGGAACTCGTCAGCAGCCTCCTCAAACTCGCCCCGGTTCGTCTTCATCCGAAGGGAAGAGCGTTGGAGATTGCCAAGACCCACGTTGAAGGCAAAAGATACGAGAGCATCGAAGACTCCCTGACGGCCAACAGCAGCAGGGCAAAGTCGAACCACACCACGCTCAAACCGGCCAAGGTCTTGAGAAAGTATCCGGTCCACCTCGTCCATCGTGAGAACCCGGTCCCAGCCCTCGGGTATCGGTAGATTCCGGCGCTCCTCATACTTCACCGCCAAGTGAGCAGGATCTATTACGTGACCCACCCCCACGCTCCAGATTAATGCCGGGCATTGGTAGGGACGGGTTCGGACACCCTCGTGATGACAAATCATGCGTATCGCTTTTTCAGACACTCGCATGCTTGCACCCGTCAAAGTGCCATCGTTTCATTCCATTGCATCGTCCTTGCTTGCCACAATGAGGGCAAACCAAAACAGGCATGTTTTGCGCCGCTGCCGACAAGCGAGATTTATGTTCTTCCGAAAATACAATTTTTTTACCAAACATCGGATTTTTGCTACCAAGTTTGGCAATAGATATGTTTTTACGGTAAGCCTCTGGTCTTTCCTTGCCTTTTGGGTTTGGAGGAATGCCGCCGCCAACACAAGTATTCCACCCCATGTTTTCAAATGGGCGAAGCATTTTTTCTAGAAACCGCGCAAGATCTTCATCAAGATCCGACGCAATAACATCAATACACATCTCGTCGCCATATTTTTTAATAGCATTTGATAAATGATCGCGGCGAGTCTTTGCAGCATTTTTGTGTTGGTAAAACCTAACAGCAGGGTTTACGCTGATTCCAACGTACCCTTCATCAAGCGCAAGGCTTGATTGTTTTCTGATGTGGTATACCGATGTCACTTCTTGCCGAATGCTTGAGTACCAAACCAGAAGGCGATGATCGAAGACAGGATCAGCATCTCGTCATCCGAGAACACTTCAGCCATCGCAGCCGCAAACGGCACACCCGTGTTGTAGGCGTACCACACACCAGCGATGTTGATGGCTACCAGCTCCAGCACGAAGATGTAGGTGACGACCGGACGAACCGAAGCCCGTAGATTGATCATCCACTGCGATGCGCCTTTGCCAATTTCCATGTCATGCTGATATAGGGCTACGCGCTCCTCGGCTGCGGACTGCACCTGAACTTGCTCCAGCTTGATTTCCTCGACTCGTGCCTGAGCAATAAAGCCACGCTCAGCCAAGGCCAACTCACGCTCCTTCTGGGCTGCGACTAGAGCCAGCTCGTGCTTCTTGTCCTGCCGGTCTTGGAAGATTTGCAAAATCTTGGGAAGTCCACCAGCAAGGAAGGACAGGAAGGTTGAAATCATTGTCATCATTTGGAAGCCCTCACCACATCGTCGCCCTTGGTTACGGTCACATGATCGCCTTCCACATCGACTCGCATCGGCATCTCTTTGCGGTCCAGACGATCAAGCTTGGCAATGAGTTCCTTGATAACCGCAAACTCCGGCTTCTCTTCTTTCTCCGATGCCCCGGCAATACCGTTAAGCATGGAAATCAAAGCAGTCAGCGAAGCGCCAAGCAAACCCATAACGGCTGCGATTTTCTCAGAATCCAGAACCAAACTAGATGCAACGCCAATCACGACAATGATCGTGATGTACTTGAGTCCGTCCTTGCCAATTGCCTTACCCGCAACATCTTTGGCAGACGAGTTAGCCTCAAGCCGATTTAACTCAGCCTGAGCCTTGGCTTTAAACAGCTCAATGTCTTCGCTCATTTGTCTACCTTTTCATCCAGCTTGTTGAAGATCTTATCCAACATGCCTTTGATCTCATCAATGTCCCGTTGATAGTGAATTTGAGTCACATACGTCAACGGCATATTGCGAACATCCTTGTCCAAACGCTCAATGCTACGGGTGATCTGATTAAGCGACCATCCGCCAAAGAACGCGGCTACACCGACAACGATGTTAAACAAGACCTGCATTTCCATCGTCAGGCCTCCGGAGCCGGAACCTCAACCCAAGACTGGGTTTCTTCGTCCCATGAGTACATCTTCGGCGGTTCGCCCGTACCCGCATCTTCTGGCATCGGCACCGGAGCTTGCCATTGGGCATTTGCGTCCAGCGTCCATGACGGATACGGCTGCGGAGCTACAAAGGCGTCAATGTCAGCGCGGTAGGTGTAACCGATGCCAGCGTAGTTCTTGCGGATGTTCCCGTGATACGAAGTCTGTACCCAGTTTCCACCAAGCAAACGCTGGCAGAACGCCACGCCAATGCTCTCGACTTCGTTGCCGTTAGCGTCAGCCGTATCCTTGTTGGCTACGACGATGACTCGCAGCACAACATTGTTGTCATCAATTTCAGCAAAGTGAGCCATGTTTAATCCCTCAAATGTAAACCGGTTAGAGACTTCTCATCCCCAACGTAACCAACAGGAAACGTGTTAAACGACAAGCTGATCCGAGTGTCTTCGCCCTGCACGGTCTGAACCATGTGCGTGAGACTAGACGGAAACAGGATCAACTCTTTTGCAACTGCTTCAAACCACCAAGACTCGGAGTTGTACAAGTTCCAGTTCTCGGTCGGCAAACTAATCTGCTTGTAGCCGTCCTTGTAGAAGTAGATCTTGTCCGATTCCTTGTTGGCCTTGATGTACAGCACACCAGAGACAAAAGAGTTCGGATGAGCGTGTTTGTGATGCCACTGTCCGGGCTTGGTGTAGTTGAGCCATGACTGCGTGATCCGAAGGTTTACGTCCTTTATCGGAGCGTAGATTTCCTTCAGATACGTCGCAACAGAAGCCTCACAAAAATCGCTCAAGCCCTTCAACTCAATGTTGTTGAAGACGTAGTTATCGTCGCTTGTCGTGTTGCCTTCGTTGTTGTGCTGGCTTTGTTTCAGCACAAACTCCAACTCCCGCTCCGTGAACTCACGGTCGAGATTGAACCGGGCAACCGGTGTGGGGAATATCCCGTGCAGAATCATGCAGCCGCCTGTTCGATCTGCTTCACATAATCATCAAAGGCTTTCTGCTGTTCCGGCAACAGGATCGTGGGAACCGCATCTTCCAGTTCCTTGATCTTTTCAATCGTGAACATGATCTCTTCCCACGAGGGCTTTGGACGCGGATCTTCCCACCGCGTGATCTCACGATTGCTGATTTCCCATTTCGCACCCGGACGAAGCAAATGCATCGCCGTGTCAATACCCATGATTTGATACGCTTTCATTAGAAATTCACCTTGAGAATTACGATACCTGAACCGCCTGCTCCGCCTGTTTTATTAACAAAGCCTGGAGCAGCGGTTTGTCCCCCACCGCCGCCTCCGCCGCCTGTGTTGACCGTGCCAGCAGTTCCATCGGCAATCGGCTGGCCTGCGCCACCGCCACCAGAACCGCCGTTTCCTCCGGTGCCACCGCCTTGACCGGCACCGCCGCCACCGCCAGCATAGGTCGCAGACGAACCAGAAATGCTAGATGCGGTGCCATCGCCACCGTTACCGCCCGCTGTAGATGTGCCGGCAGACCCAACGGCAGCAGCGCCGCCGCCACCACCAGCGCCATAATTTGGTGCTGATGCAGAACCGGTTCCGCCATTGTTTCCCTGTGCTGGCGCTGTGCTTGGCGTGTTTCCAGAACCACCGGGAGCAGAAGCAAAAGTGCTTGGCGATGTGAACGTATATGCGCCGCCGCCGCCAGAACCACCATTTGCACCCGTTGAATTCGGCGCAGTATTGCTTGACCCGCCGCCCCCGCCGCCTGTGCTGGTGATGGTGCTAAATACGGAATCGCTGCCGGTGACTCCGCGAGTATTTAGGGACGACCCTGCGCCGCCAGCGCCAACAGTAATGGTGTAAGACGTACCGGCAGTTACGGAAAAACCCGTGCCGGTGCGGAAGCCGCCCGCACCACCACCCGCGCCCGAAACCCCTCCACCCCCTCCACCACCACCTACAACCAAATAATCCACGCTCACCGCACCAGCCGGAGCCGTCCACGATTGCGTCGAAGTAAAGGTGTAAAGCATGTAGTTCCCAAAGTTCAACTTCAGGATGACTACGCCGGAGCCGCCTGCGCCGCCGCCTTGGTTAAGGTTGGGAGAAGCTGAACCACCACCACCACCACCGCCACCAGTATTGGCGGTTCCTGCTACACCAGCAGAGCCGGGGTTTCCGTTTCCACCATTACCACCACCGCCAGAGCCGCCGGTTCCAATAGTGGTAGCTGAACCAAAAATGCCACCACCGCCACCGCCTGCATACGTTACAGACGATCCTGAGATAGATGAGGCTGTACCAGCACCACCGTTTCCACCGGCTGATCCACTTCCATTTGCGCCAACGGCAGAAGCACCACCACCCCCACCGCCGCCATCTACGCCGGTTCCAGCAGGCCCAGCTCCATTTCCACCATTACTTCCTTGAGATGGGAAGACAGAAGGAGTATTACCTGCACCACCAGTACCGGTATAAATTGCGCCACCGCCAGATCCACCGGAACCGCCTGCTACACCATTACCCACCGTGCCTTGACCGCCTCCGGTTGAAGTAATTGTGTTGAATACAGAATCATTACCTTTTCCACCACTGGTCGCAGAACCGGCTCCACCTGCTCCGGCAGTTCCTCCCGCGCCAACTGTGATGGTGTAAGTAGATCCCGGCGTAACGGTTAAACCCGTTCCGGTACGCATACCTCCAGCGCCGCCACCAGAGGCAAATCCACCGCCTCCACCACCACCCGCAACCACGAGGTAGTCCACACTACTGACGCCAGCAGGCATCACAAAGTTAGTGGTTGAGTTGAACGTCAGGATCGAAGCAGTGCCCAGTGTGTACTTGATGAGGACGATGCCGGAGCCGCCGGAGCCACCGGTATATCCCGAAGGACTCGGCCCCCCGCCGCAGCCTCCTCCCCCTCCGCCTGTGTTAGAAGTTCCGTTTGGGGCGTTAGCAGCAGCACCACCATTAGCGCCGCCACCAGCACCACCTGTGCCGCCGGTAATATCAGCGCCACCACCGCCGCCGCCTGCGTAAGTGACAGACGATCCAGAAATAGTTGATGCCGTACCAGCACCGCCATTACCACCTGCACTACCACTTCCAGCAGAACCTACAGCATTAGCGCCACCGCCACCGCCAGCGCCGTAATTTGGCGCAGACGCAGAACCAGCGCCACCATTGTTACCTTGAGACGGACTGACCGAAGGTGTATTGCCATTTCCTCCGCTTCCCGCACTAAAGCCGTTTCCGCCGCCACCAGAACCACCATTTGCTCCATTTGCTGCGGCAGCAGGTGAGGACAATCCGTTACCACCACCGCCGCCTGCGCTTGTGATTGTGCTGAATACAGAATTATTCCCATTGGAGCCTAAAGATACAGGAGAAGTAGCCCCGCTTCCGCTCCCACCAGCCCCAACAGTGATCGTATAGGATGTTCCAGCAGTTACCGCAAAACCAGTTCCGGTTCTAAACCCGCCAGCACCGCCCCCTCCTCCAACGTAATAACCACCACCACCACCACCGCCAGCAACAACGAGATATTCAACCTCGCTCACACCAGTCGGCGGAACAAAGATTCCGGATGAGGTATAGGACTGAATTACAGTTTGAACAGGGACTGTGTAGCGAAGAACAACGATGCCGGAGCCGCCGGAGCCAGAAACTACGCCGGTTGTATCAGTATTGTTTCTTGCGCCGCCGCCACCGCCGCCGGTATTGGCTGTTGCACTAGTAGCATTATTGGTAGTAATAGCACCGGCACCACCACCACCTGCGCCGCCAGTTCCGGCGGTCCCATACTCTGAGCAACCACCGCCACCGCCAGCATAAGTTGTAGATATACCGGAAATTGCTGATGCGGTTCCTGCGCCGCCATTGCCGCCAGAACCCCAAGGCGCGGGGGATGAGCTTGCAGAACCGCCAACAGCGCTAGCACCACCACCGCCACCACTATTTGTTTCTGGGCCAGAATTGCCAGCGCCGCCGTTGTTACCCTGACTTGGGCTAGTTGAAGGCGTATTACCGCTACCCCCCGCTTTCCCAACCCACGATCCACCACCGCCAGAACCGCCATTATTTCCTACGGTACCTGTAGTGACAACATAAGCGCCACCGCCGCCTCCGCCTGTGGAGGTAATGGTGCTAAACACGGAATTGCTGCCGTTGTTTCCAACAACGCCGGGAGCATTACCCGATACGGAAGCACCGCCAGCGCCGACAGTAATGGTGTAAGACGTACCAGCAGTTACAGCAAAGCCGGTTCCTGTGCGAAAACCACCAGCACCACCACCACCGCCGATACGTGCAGCACCACTTCCTCCTCCAGCAACAACAAGGTACTCAACCTCGGTTACGCCAGTAGGCGCAGTCCACGAACCCGTAGCCGTGAAGGTTTTAACTTCAACGAAACGCTGCCCACCCACAACTCGGGCGAGCAGTAGCATCATAATTCCAGACATGCGATTAGCTCACGTTTCCGGTGATGACACAGAGAGACGGGTTAATAAATAGCACACTGGCTACGCCACGAGTAGAGAGCGTCACGCTGGCCTTGTCAGCATCGGTACCAGCAAGATAAGCCGTCGTCACCGGGCAGTTGATGCTGATGTTACCGGTCGTGTTATTGAAGACCGCCACCACATCGCCCGTTGCAAAGATGTCATTTGGAACCGTGATCGAACCGCTGGCTCCAACTTCAACGTATTCACCCACATCCGTTACCGCAAGCGTGTAAGCGGTCGTCTTAGCTGTTCCTGCTGAAGGAATCGCTCGGATCTTTCCAGCACCGTCGAAGATGTTGGTCACCGTCGCGCTTGTGCCATTCAGCGTTGTAATCGTCGCCGTCGTAGCCGTCAGGATATTAATCGAAGCGTTGTTCGCAATCGACAAGCTGGAGGGATTCGTACCCAGTTCCACCACAGCACTGCTGCTGTTCATGGTGAACAGGCGCTTATCAGCAGTATTGACTGCGACCTCTGCACCCCCGGCCAGGTTGGTCAGGTTAGCGGTAGTCGGAACCGCACTCGGGGTGTCGCTTTTCTTTAAGAGAATCGTGGGCATTAGTAGGTGCCTCCGCTAATAGTTCCCGTGGAATTAGACAGGTTCACGAGAACACTGCTTCCAATTGATCCACCAGTAATCGAAACGCTGCTTGCATCTTGGACGGCCATTGTACCTAAACCGAGAGCAGTTCTAGCACCCGACTGGGTGGAAGCCCCCGTACCGCCGTTGGTGATGGCGAGCGTCCCTGCCATCGTAATCGTGCCCGAACTCGTAACCGGACCACCGCTGAAGGTCAGCCCAGTAATCCCGCCCGAGACATCAATGCTCGTAACCGTTCCGCCAGTACCCGTCGCAGCAATCGTAATGCTGCCGGTTGCGTTTGTGACCGTAACACCAGACCCCGCCGTCAAAGACGCTAGGGTGTAGTTTGAGCCGTTACCAATCAGCAACTGGCCATTGGTCGGAGCCGATGACTGGCCCGTACCGCCATTCAGAACGCTAACCGGAGTATCCAGCGAGAACGTCGTCGCCGTCAGGCTCAACCCGTTGCCAGCGGTGTACACCTGCGAGTTGCTGAAGAGCGAGAACGTAATAGCCGTCGAACCAAAACTGATGGTTCCGCTATTGGTGTTAACCCAAGCAGCGCCCTTGTTATTTGTACCGCCAGTCGTGAAGAAGTAGCTACCCGCATCCAAACCGAATGTTGACTGCTCAATGTAGGTGTCCGCATCCGAAGAGCGAGTCATTACGTACTGAGCAACAGTGCTACCCGGATTCGTAACAACATACACGCCGTTACCAATCGGATTAGAGCAGTCCTGAATCAGCACTCGGATCGTCGAGGTTGCGACAGTGCCGTCAATGACCAACGTACCCGCAGCGACAGAAGTTAGCGTGGCGCTAACACCAGCCGTTCCGTTGTTGTACGTATCGGTACGAGAAGATCCCGGCGAAGTCGATAGCACCACAGCTTCGTGGTAGTGAAGGCCCGTGCTGGCAAGATCATCCACATACTGCTTGTTCGCAGCATCGGTACCCGTATTCGGCGTGTTGACGTTGCTGATAACGCCAGAGGCATTGATCGTAATGACAGAGTTCTTGAGTAACTTGCCAGTACCACCATCAAACAGCGAGATTGCACCGCTCGTTGCACCAGCAGGGCCAACTACATCTGCCGTAGAAGTGTTTGCAATGCTGAAGCTTGGATATGTTCCGGTTACGGAAATGTTAGTTCCGCTCGTCAGGGTAACCGTCTGATCCGGAGCCGTATTGGCGATACTGATTGAACCAGTCGCGTTCGTGACGCTGATGGCCGTTCCAGCGGTAAGCGAAGCCAGCGTATACCCGCTGCCGTTACCAATCAGGAGCTGACCATTTGTCGGTGTACCCGCAAGGCCCGTACCACCCGCGCTGATAGCAAGCGTTCCACCCAGCGTCAACGTACCGGCTGCGGTAATTGGACCGCCACTTACGGTCAAGCCAGTCGTGCCGCCAGAGCCATCTACGCTTGTAACCGTACCAACACCGGTAATGGTCGTCCAAGTCGGCGCACCGCCGCCCGAAGAGGTTAGAACCTGACCATTGTTACCGGCAGTCGTTAAATCAAAGTTAGTACCGTTTGAGTACGCAATTGCTCCGGCAATCGGAGACAGGTTCGCGCCAGTACCGCCACGAGACATCGGTAGAACGCCAGTCGTCTCGGTTGCATCCGACAGATCCACCGCCGGGTGAACGTGATCATCACGCGCTGCATTAACGCCGGTACCAGCAGATGCTGAGCCTAGGGGCTGAGGGGTGGCGCTTGAAAAGCTGATGGCCAGTGTGCGATCTGCACTGAGGTTTCCCCCTCCGGACAAACCAGTACCCGCAACAACTTGGCGCGAATCCGGAACGTAGCCGCTAATGACCAGCGGGGTCGTGCTTAAAGAAGTAACACGACCTTTCGTGTTGACCGTGACGACAGGCATATTCGCACCGTCGCCATACGTCCCGGCGCTGACACCCGTTACATCAAGCTGTTGATCACCGATACCACCGTTGGCTACGGCAATCGTAATGTCCGCTGAAAGCGAACCGCCCCCCGTCAGCCCCGTCCCCGCATTGATTTGACGCGAAGCCGGAACCTCAACGCTTCCTTGAATCTGGCTGAACTGAACTTTGTAAGTCGTACCAGAAATAACAATCGGGAAATACCCAGCCGGGTCCGCAACCGGAGCCTCAGGAAGCTGGCTGATTCTGGTTGGAATCAAATTTGTGGGGACGTTTGACATGCTTTTTACGGCTCCACGTAGTCGTCAAAGTTTTCAGTAGTAACAAATGTGTTACCGTCTTCGCTGATCAAACCAGCCGGGTCGGTTGCAATCGGAACGTCGGGTCGAACAAACGGCAGCGTAATGCGCTCAGTCTGTCGCGCTGGCAAACGATATGGATCTAGTTCATCCAGATCCTCTTTGCACACCCGAAGGCCCGGATAGTTACGGTCCGGCATCAACTCAACAATCGGAAACTTCCGCGAACAACGGTCGCAGATCCCGATTCCAACAAAAGCCAGTCCACGAGTATCTAGGTACAGTCCCATGATTATCTCGTATACGGCGAGATGAGCGGTGCCCAGTAAATCGGGCTGTTGTCCCGCTCTTCGTTCTCGGCCTGAGCCAACGCCTTCTCCGCCTTGGCTTCTAAGATCGGCATTAACTGCGCATCGACTTCCGGAGTCTCTTCAGCAAGTTTAGAAGCCAACATTGCCACAATCGCATCAAACCAACGCTGCGGAACATCTAGCTCCTGCGTCATGGTGCCAACGTCCTGAATGTAGCGGTGACGCCACAACACGATCTGCTGGGTTGTCGCAGCCGCATTAGGGGCTGGCCAGAGACGCATCACCGGCTGGTCTAACTGACGGTCAAACCAGAACTGCAAAGGTCGGCCAAGGAAGTACTTGTTGGGCAGCGCCGTATAGTCATCACGATTCAATCGCGCTATAGGGATTTCTGTAGGCGTGTTCCCGAAATAGACATCCGTGGCCGATAAGGTACCGCTCGTAGCACGAACGCGGAAATAGTTGTTCGTGGTTGTGGAAACAAAGTCTACCCACAGCCACTCGCCTGCAACCTGAGTCGGCGCAGACGCTGCTTGATACTGCTCAAGAGGTACCGATGTCCAAGTCACGCCATCAGCAGACTGCTCGACAACGAACGGAACCGAGGTTGCACTCCACAGAATGCCCACCGTCGTTAACGTCGTTCCACCAGCAACTACCATCGTCACTGTGGTTGAGCTAGTCGTCTCAGTGCCCGTTACCTGAGTCAGAGTGCGCAGGTTGGTATTGAGAACGTCTACCGTACCCAAGGGCAGCGTCACTGCGCTGTTGCCCTCGTAGAGCGGCATAATTAGTTTCTCAATACACCAGAGCTGAACACCCCGGTTCGCAAGGTTAGCCAGAATCAGGTAAAGCTGGTCGTTCGCAATGTCGATCATCTCAGAGGTGATCTGCTGCGCACCCAAACGACAACGCCTGT